AAAATATCAGGGGTCAATGAAGAACTTTTGGGATCGGCCACCGACGATAAGTCTGGAATACTTTCAATGCTTCGACAGGGCGCAGGTCTTACGACACTTCAAACTATATTTGATAAACTCGACTACACACAACGTCTATACGGGAAAATTAGGCTGGCGGCCATTCGTCAGAACTTCAGCAAAGGTAAAGTTCGAAATATCCTCGGCCATGAAGCAGACCCAAGATTCTGGACAAGCCATGCACAGAAGTATGCAATATCTGTCGAAGAAGGTAACTATAGCACCACACAACGACAAATGGAACTTCAGCAGCTACTTCACTTCAAAGAGATTGGCCTCGATGTCCCCCTCAAGTCGATTATTCGAGCTGCGTTTATCACAAACAAGCAGCAACTTAGAAAGGATATGGAAGAACAGTCTCAACAACAAGAGCAACAACAGCAAGCCGAGTCCGCCCAACAAGAGAAGATGGACAATGCAAAGATTATGGCTTTATTTGCTAAATCCAAGACTGATATGGCTCGCGAGCAAGACCTTCAAGCTTCGGCTGCAGAACGCATGGCTAAGATTCAGGATCTTCACGCGGACGCTGAATATAAGAGTTCAAAAGCAGATCTCGAAATGGTTCGCACTATGATAGAGCTCGAAGACCTCGATTTGGCCAACTTTCGTGCCAACCTTGAGATGGCTGAGTATATCAAAGGTGTAAACACGGCCTCAAGACAAATGGCCGAGTCGGCCCAATAGGAGTATGTATGCAAGGCAATAAACAATATCCTGATTATCCGCACGAGGCCTTCCCACGTGAATTATACCCACCATCTAGCTATCCACGTGAAGGATATCCACGCGATAGTTTTCCGCGTTGCAGTTATCCACAAGAAGCTTACCCTCGCGAGGCTTACCCAAGCTCGCTTTATCCACAAAGTTCTCATCCGTATGATAAGAACGCCCAATTGCCACGTAAATAGGAGCATATATGAAAGATAAACATGGAAGCAAAGCGGGTTCGGTATCTGCTATGCCTCAATTCAATCAAGGACCATGGAAAAAAGAAGTCCAACCAACTAACTCGGGTGGAAGCCGCTACGCATCTGAGATGAACACATGTGAAGAGTACAAGAAGAGCGTAGACAAGCTAGCTGGTTACGTAAAAAGCCACAAAGCAGAGCATTAACCATCATGGCCGTCATCTAGGTAAAATCTAGATGATCTCAATGGCGGCTAGTGTGTGCAGGCCATGTACTCTAGCCAATTTAACGAGAAGAAATATGACACCAGAACAGATAAAGATTAAGAAACTGAATGACGCTTGGATTAAACGAGAAAACCCTTTGAATGTAATGACGCAAAAAAACAGAGCGAAAAATATGCTAAGAAAGCAATTGGATGAGATGACCGTCAATGCAATAGGAAAGAATTCGTGGGCAAGAAAGTTTAAAAGCGTTAGGGGATAAGCATACAAGAGGTATGAATGCGGGCTTTTGTTCTTATGATGGATGTAAATCGTCCGGACGAATTTGAAGAAGATATCAATGGGCAAATTGAAACGATTGAATCGGAACAAAATGGGTATGTGGTTGATGTTAAACTTTCTGTTGACACAAGTGATCCAGCATGCTTATGTGCTTTAATTTTATGGGAGAAAAAAGATGCCGAAGATCAAACACGCGCTGGATTACGAGAAGAACGTTACCGCGGACGTTATAAAACATGGTGATAGTCCAGCAGTTCCAGAAGCGCAATGGGAGTGTTACCGTGATATCACGCCACACGGTGATAGCACAGGATGGGGAGCATTCCTTCCACGTACAGGAAAGCATAGGCCTACACCACACACAAAGACTAACGAGTGTGACCATTGAATAGCAGCATGCCAGGAAATGCTTACGATCCCGTTGCAGTTTCACGACAGCTGCGCATTAATGCTGATATCATCATGGATGAGATAAGCGCGCACGTGGATAAGGAACTCGATAGATTTTCTGATGGTCTAGAGTATATGAAGAAACAAGCGAGGAAGCTAATCGATGACGAAAAAGCGTAAGACAGCGGGTGAGCTTTCAAGCAAAGCAAAGTCTGATACGACGAAGTACAACGCTCTCGAAGTTGGCCACGCGATGGCTGATGATATATCTTTGCACTTGTACGAAGCAGTAAACAACTATATCAACATGATCGATGAGAACGAGTTTTGCGTGGTCATGATCGTAGCTAAGGACCCTCTCATATCCAATCTTACACGTCGTAAGTTCTATTGCTGGCCCTATCTTCCTAGCCCCAGACCCAACCAAGCAGTGTTCTTATACAACAAATGTCTAGGCAAGATAACAAAAAGACTATGGGTGCTACCTTCAGATATGGTGATGGCCGAGCTTGCATCACTTCTGACAGTTCATAAGCAGTATAAAACGATGCAAGCATGGTCATGCGCCTTCTTTGAGGGTAAATTCTGGGAGTACGTCCGATATGAAAGTGGTATAAATATGCCATCTGAACACGAGTATTTCCTACATCATAGAGAAGAATTGATCAAGGCAGGTTGTAAGATTCCTGAGTCTAGTCGGCCCGATCCCTTCGATTTTAGCAAAATCCAAATCAAAAACATCGTAGACACGCAAACAGCCGCTGTTTAAAAGGATTTTCTCTATTGCAGGTTGTAAACAAAGTATTTCAATAGGTGCATCTGCTGCCATGAATTTCATAGTTGTTCGATACTCAGAAAAGCTTTTAGAAAGCTCCTTACGCAATTTCTGCAGGATCATTTCATTTTCAAACTTATTATTGACGTTCTCTTCAGTTTGTTCTACATTGTTGTTTTCATCCACAAGGAGCCCTCATCATGACAATTTTGAATCAAGAAGTCACTCAAACAGAAACTATCGATAAAGTACCATCCGCGGCCAGTGTATCTAACCAAGCAATTGAAGCAAATAATCAACAACAAAAAACTTTAGAAAGTGGAACAGAGACAAGTGAAGATCCAAACTGGCGCGCTTTTAGAGAAGCCCGAAAAAAAGACCGTGCTGACAAAGAGGCAGCCGAACGACGAGCTGCTGAAAAGGAGGCTGAGGCTACAGCTCTTAAAGCAGCGATGGAAGCAGCTTTTTCGAAGTCAGCACCGACACCCCAGGCATACCAGCAATACTACGGAATGAATGAAGCGCCAGAAGAAACAGAAGAACAGCGCATAGAGAAGAAAGTCGAAGCTATTCTTGCACAAAGGGAAAGGAAATATGCGCAAGAACAAGCAGAAAGAGAGATACGCGAGTATCCCAATAAGATTCAAAAAGAATTTCCCGACTTCAGGCAAGTCTGTTCCCAAGAGAATCTCGATTATTTAGATTACCATTACCCAGAAGTTTCACGCCCATTACAGCGTCTAAATGATGGATTCGAAAAGTGGCATGACATATACCACGCCGTGAAAAAGTTTATCCCCAATCAAGCAAACGCAAAGAAAGATATGGCACGCGCTGATTTAAATAGCAATAAGCCACGCTCTATTTCTACGCCCTCTCCGTCTCCAACAGGAGATAAGTCAAGAGGCACCATGCAAGAGATCGAACAACGCAGAGCAGAGAACTGGGCAAGAATGCAGCGTGTGAGAAAGGGAGTAGAATAATGGACGATAGAGAAATGGCTGAAGTATTTGTCTTATTAAGAGATAGACTTACTGGTATTTCAAGAAATATTGTTTCAAATAATCTACCGGAAGCCGCTTTCACGGTGGGTTGCTTGCATTCAATTTGTCATCAACATGCTATTAATTTATGCAAGGAAGTAGGAGAGAAAGATGAACAACGAACCTGACTACAGCATAGAGGCAATGATCACAACTTTTGCAGAACATGCGAAGCAAGCGGAGATAGAATGGAAGAAATATATTGAATTATATGTAGAACAGTATCCATCTTCACCGCTTCCCGGGCATTTTAAGAACAATTTCAATGTCTATATGGCTCTTTCTGTGATGTGCGAGGCGATTCAGAATCTTAAGATAAGAACAAAGGTTCTTATCCTGACAGATGAGGCATATGACGAAATTCAAGAAATAAAGAAGAAAAAAAAGTACTATCCAAAAGAACCAGGTGACGTTGTTTTATTCAATGATTAGTTGAGAAATAAATATTTTGTTTGATACATTGAGACCAGCTAGGTAATAGCCCTTCGCAAGGCTCATTCATATCAGGCCGCATAGTACGCTTCGCCCGCGTAAGACTGTTTTAGTGGTGTCGTCAACCGCATAACATAACTTACAACCGCGAGGCTACTATGCAAACTGGAATCACCAATATCCAGAATATGGCTCCCGAGCTTCCTCTTCAGGCTTCGGAAGACCTTTTGTCAACTCCAATGTTTAACTTGATTCACTCATTCGGTGTGGATCTACATCATGCTGAAAGCTATGTGGGCAAGACCACGCGTATGTCACGCTTTGAGCGTCTATCAACGGACGGCGGACAGCTCGATGGTTCAGGTATAGACCCTAAAGTGTGTGGGGTCTTTAAATCTTCTCTGATTGACTTGGAGTGCCTGGCTGCGTAAGCAGGGGTTGACAAGGCGGAAGGCGCAAGCCACCGTGAACGACTAAGTGAGAAGACCTCGAAAGAGGATGCGATAGTCTGACCTCCACGTATGAATAAAGGTGGAGAGGGAGATCCGAAGAGGTCACCCCGCCTACAAGAGATTGTAGGTCATAAAAGTAACAGAATGGCAGCTGAAGTACCAGTCCGTACGGACATTGACGCAACGATGGAAATCTACGCTAAGAGCATCATCACGAACGAGCAAGTGATCCTCTGGGAGAACTCCAAGACGTTGACCAAGTTCACATCATTGCTAGGACAGTGGTTGAGGGAGAAGGAAGATCTTTTGATGAGAGACCTTTTTAGCTCGAGCGTAAGTTACATAAACGCCACTGGGGGCTTAAACGGGGACCAGCCGTCAAATATTTCTTTGAATGATGTAAACAACATTGAAAACATCCTTCTTGGAAATGATGCCCGTACAATGCTTACAGACTTGGAAGCCACTCTACGCTTCGGCACAGCCGGATGCCGAGACGCTTTTATTGCTTTGGCAAATACAAATTTGAGTGCAGACCTCCAGAAGGTGCAAGGCGTATTGCTCAAGTCCGCTTATCCTACTCAGGAAGGCATTCGCCCAGAAGAATATTGCTCCATCTCAAGATTCCGATTCTTCGTTTCCTCTAAAGGAGCAAAGACACCTGGCATTTCATTGAGAGGCAACACGGTTTACACGATTCCTATGTACGGACTAGAAGCCGCTGCAAAGATCGAACAAAACAACTACACCGCAGTGTTGGGATATCGTCCTCCATGGGTGGTTTCCTCTGTAGCTCAGAACTCCCAGCTATACGCTAAATTTGCGATTGCCCGTGCGATCACAAACCAAAACTGGATTTCTGGTCTGAACGTAACAACCTTCCAACCATCTTAAGGGGGATATATGCCTTTTACTATTATCACAGGCGGATCATTCACCTCCACAGGTGTAGCCGTCAACATTCCTATGCCTAGTTCTCCTGACTACATGGAAGTGTTTAACGTTACACAAATGGCTGCAACAAACCCGAACACTGTCACAGAAAGCCAGTGGTTTGGACCTAAATTTGGTGCTGGTGCGTCACCTGCGGATAGAGGGTTTAAAGTAGTAAAAACTACAGCTAACCTTACTGATGACTATGCAAGTGGTGGTTTCACTTACATTCAGACAATTCCAGTCATTGAACCTCAATCTGCCAATCCAATCACTGCAATTACAGCAGCTGATCCAGCGGTTGTTACACATACTCAGTCTTACTCTAATGGGGATATCCTTCAGTTTTATAGCACAACAGGGATGTTACAACTTGGTGGGGCTAACTTTCAGATTTCGAGTGTAAGTGGTGCAGGTTATACGCTTCTTGGTCTTGATGCATCTGCATTTGCAGCAGCTGGAACAGCGGGTTACACACGACGTATTTCTAAATACTTAGCTGTTGAACCTCAATTCCTCTATGTGACTAGCATTTCACAAGCGATCCAAGCAGTCGTTCGCACTTCTGTTGATCCTAGCCTGTATTATGTAGTTGGAATGAAGATTCATTTTAGCGTGCCTTATTCTTTTGGGATGACTCAAATGAATCAACTTACTGGAAAGATCTTAAGCATCGACGCAGCTACCTATGAGATAACAGTAGACATCGACTCAAGCGCCTTCACGGCATTTGCGTTCCCTGCCTCTGCTTCTTCTCCTACAGCTCAGCTTTTTGCAACGATTGCTCCAGCTGGTGCGTCGACACAAGTTGACCCTGTAACAGGTGTTCAAACTGGATATAACTTCCAGTACCAACCATTTCGCACAGGCCAATTTGTTCCGTATATGCA